CCGCTGCAGCTGCATTTATCAAGTTGAAGTTCTTGATACTTAATTCAACTTCGCCAGAGCAGTCCACATCGCCATTGGCATAATCCACAGGTATGCCGTTTTCTTTTATGACTTTGCGGTTGTCTGTGATTGATGCACTAAATGATTCAACACGTACTAGAAAATCACCTATCATCACGTCAAAATCTTTACCAGTTAATCTCATTGTTTGCTCCTACGTAGGGTCGGATAGGTCCAACATAATGTTGGCAGTTAGGTCTTTAGGGATGGTGTACGGTTGCGCCACCATATAAATCTCGACTTTTTCCCGTGTCACCCACGTAATCGCAATATCACCGTCTTTAGGTTTTTGAATTTCGGAGGGAAACGTCATGCCGTTAAATTCAGTTGATTTGCTCATAATACGCAGAGGGCGTGTCAGCTTTTTGAGTGCCCAGGCTTCGCCGCTTGTCGTTGAGTTAAAACGACGATCACCCACCAAACCAATTAAAATAATGCGAACCATACGCGCCGCTTTATCGATGACACGCAAGTTTTCAATGACAGTGTAATCGCCACCCACTGCATCCAACATTTGACCGTCAGACCAATAAACACCTTCATAATCAGCATAAAAGGCCGGTACTGAAAAACGTTGATCGTTTAAGGCTTTTGCATGGGCGTTGGAATAGACAATCCCGTCTTTATCTGTGGGTAGGGTGCTTTGATCTTGGCCGATAATAGTACCCGTCGCGACTCGCATTGGTGTATCAGCAACACTGGTTTGAGCATTACACAAGCGCCCTGCATAGATACCCACAGCATCGTCGTAGATGTAAGGCACAATCGAAACCCGAAACGCGCTTAGCGAGTCAGTCAGGTTTTTAATATCCGTAATATAAGTGGACCAATTTTCACCACTGCCTGGTGTCGAATCAATTGCTCGAGCTGCTGCAATAAAAAATGCGCGTCGGCCATAGGTTGTCATTAAATCCATGGCTTTTGCCTGCATAGCGGTTAGCTCTGCCTGTGCTGTTACGGGGGTGCAAACAACAATGCCTTCAACTTTGATATTGTTATTCATCGCCAAATCAACAGCAGGGTCCCATAAAGAACCATCTGCAACAGGGATAGCCACACAAGCCCAGTTTTGTCCTGCATTTGCTTTGGCCGCTACGACCTGTCGCTTGATTTCAGAATCCGCTGCGCCCAATTCAACATCAAGATCGCTGTCTGTGTTCAAGAACAGCAGCGAGTCCACATTGGTTGCGCCTACACCGATATAGAGAAAGTAATTCTCAACGGTTGGAAAGGGGCCTTGCATTAAATTCAATGCATTAACTGCTATTTTACCGAGCGCCATGAGCGGTCTCCTATTTGTATTTATTCATTATTTCAATGAGGTATTGATTGATTTCACGTTGTGTCGCACCTAAAAAACTTCGTGCTGAAATTGTCACTCGTGCATCATCGTCAATACCGTCTTCTCTTCGCGCTTTTTTAAAACTTGATTTGCGCATAGAGGTCAAAATTATTGATGCCATCTTGGCGCTTACATTCCAGTTTTTGCGATTACCACCTTCTGCAGGTGTGCCTCGTATCCAGCGCATTGAGGCTATTTTTCCTTTACGCCCATTCTTGTTGGGTTGTCTAAATCCATTGGCAACAAGAGCGCGTGCCTGAAAGCGTGTCGCGGGGGCAAATTCAAGTGAAAACTTTGCCATCTCTGTTACTTTTTCATCATTCACATTCTCTTTTGAGCCATGCTGTATTCGCTTAGCAAGCCCTGCATTTGAAGCGCGTCGCCAACCAATTTCAGATGAGGTATCACCGACTTTAGTGACGGCTAAAAACCGTGCGAGACGGTCAATCTCATGTTTATCTTTCCATCCGTCAGGGCGATTACTAAAAGGTTTACCGTTTAGGTCTACCCGCTTTCTAACGCGCTTACGTGTGTCTCTAATCAGCTTGTAAGCCACGTATTTCAAAAGTTTTTTACGTTTCGCTCGCGGCAACTTTAGTAGTTCTATTTGCTTTTTTAAGGGTAAAAGCCCTTTTACATCGACTGTGATCTGGCTTGCCATTAGGCTTGTATCTCGCTTTCTTGCACATAAGATGTAACGGCATTATCTAGTCGGTACTTTTCGCCTTGGATCATTATTGGCCCGTTGTCATCGGGTACAGCAGTGATGTCTTCTTCAAATCGAATCGTGATATCAATGTCTGCTGTTTTGTTATCTAGCACATCCACATCTATTGATGGATTTGGTAAATCTGTATCGAAACGTTCTTCGTCGTTCTCAACTAACCAGGCACATACTTGAGCAAACAATAATTCTGCAGGGTGCCTGGTATGAGGAAAGCGTTCTATCATCAACACAGCATCATAGGTTTGGGTGTAAATGATCATTTGACCCTCTCCCAAATCCTTACAACGCGGTACGATTTGAGGGTTCTCTATCCAGGCATCAATGTTCTCTGCAGCGACATAATTAAGGTCGACTAAAAAGGCGGTTAATTGCTGCAACTTGATCATTTAGATCAGTTCCACATAAAAATTTGCTTTGGTGCTGTGAGATTCTTCAGGAAAGAAATTACGCATCAGTGACGCGACAGACTTCATACTTTCATCAAGCCAATATTGCTCAGTATCCTCTGACTCTTTTGCGTCGTTCTCTGCCTGTTTACGGCGGTTCATAGTTGAGAACTGTTGAAGTAAAAAAGCTTTGGCATAGCTATAAACGGCATGCTCGTAATGCACTTTTAAAGCAGGTTCACCATAGAGCGTTGTTTTAGAATCTAAGTAAGCCGTGAAGGTCGAAAACGACATGGCGAGCACGGCTTGTTTAACGCTATCTAGCTGTTCATTCAAACGTATTACTGCCAACGACATAGCCCATGAAATGGTGGAGTCAGCATACTCGGAAGGTATGCGGTATTTGTCCATCAGGTCACCCAAAGATAAGTCCAGCCAAAAGCCGTCATTTGTGACAGGTGCAGCGGTGGTTAATGTGGGTTTACCTGTAAGAGACATATCAAATACCTATCAACGAGTTTAAAAAGGTGCCAGAGCAAGACACTAAACAAAGCACACCTAAGGTGGCTTTATCTCGTGCATGCCAAGCTCCGGCAGGTGGAGCCTATTCAGTTGTTGCTTGTTCTTTTTGCTTGGCTAGTATCTTTTGTGCGCGTTCTTTCATGGTTTTAACGCCAGCCCCTTCAGGGTTTGCTGTTTCAGCACGTTCACATAGGGAGACACAGGCTTTAAAGTCTTCCTCGCGTTCTTTGTGCTTGGCTAGCATTGCATAGGCTTTACTGATTAATAGCGGGTGTAACTTCCAGCTTTTATCCCATTCATCTTGTTCAATGGTACTGATAAGGTCGTCTAAATATGGGCTAGCTGTCTGCTCTGCTTGGAGTTGGATTTTTGCCCATTCATAGGTCTCATCGATGATGAAAGTAGGTAGATCGCGTGAGAACTTTATAGGCAATTGGTTAGTGCCGGTGCGTACCAAGTAAGTGCCAATCGCTAGCGCTTTTTCGATATCATCAATATCGAATAACCACACCATGACTTGTACCGCGATATCACAGGGATAATCGTGTTCTTCGGTCACATAGTTTTCGACAAACGGCAAATAGTTAGGTAGCAGATGACGCTTAATTTCCTGCTTATCACTGAGTTTATTAACCCCTTTGATACGGGCAACATCGGTTTGCATAGCGGCTTGAAGCTGTTCAAAAAGGTTGATGTCCATAGAGGCACTTTGATCTGCGCCACTTGCCATATCGAACCCCAATAATGTCGCCTTACCGCCGTATAATTCAGGTTCTTCTTCGATTTGTTTTGCTTTTAATACAGCGAGTTTTCCAGTTCTTAAAGTTTTGCCTGTATTCACCGTTTGAGGGCGATTAACCGCTACTTTCACTGCTTTTACAGTGTCTTTAAGTTCATAGGGGTTAGGTTCACCCGCTTTAGCCGCAGCTTCAATTTGCTGTGCTTTAATTTCTTTTAATGTTGGCATTCTGTTATCCACCCAGTATTTTAAAAAATGGCCCTGTTGCTAGGGCCTAAACTGCCTTGCGATTAATTAAGCGAACGTAATATTTTCAATGAATGCTGCAGTCTCTTCGTCTTCCACCACATAGCCTTGGTTTGCTGAGTTGAAGTCTTGAACTTCGTTTAGCTCTGGCTTGTCTTTTTGGATGCGACGAATAGAAGAGTCCTGGTAATAAATGGATAGGTTATCTAGAGGTGTTACCAACAAAGAGCCATTTGGAAAGAACGGGGCATACATGCTCGGTAATCCGCCATAGGCTTTTGTAATACGTCCGGTTAACAAGGCTTTTTCAGTCGGTGTGTTGCCGTTCGCTTCAAAGTAGGTTTCATCTTGAGCGCTTAAAATATCAGAGCCTATGATGGCAACTAGATCTTTACGGTTACGGTGTTGAATAGGTAGCATTTCTTTGGCTTGGTGAATCAACACATCCAAATTTTTGATACCTGTACTTCCTAGCGCAATGGGTACACCTTCTGTACCGATCAAGTGCTGAGAGCCACCGTTGAATTCACGTAGAATTTGCAACCAGCCTTTGTTTAAATCTTGCAATAATGGGTTGGTTGAAATGTCAGTAGACACTTCAGCGCTAATTCCTGTCCAGCCTGCTTGCAACATGTCATTACTAATTGTTGTCCTGACTAATCGCATATAACGGATGGCAAAATCTTTGAATTTGGCCCACATATCAATCACGTTATATTTTAAAGCAACGTCGAATTCTGTTGGATAAAGTTCATAACCTTTTGCAGCGGTATTCAGTAGGTTTTTTGGTTTACGTTCATTGCCGCCGCCAGTATTAGTACGACTTCCCGCTCGACCAGATAAGCTTAAACCAACCTTTTCGCCCTTAATTTCGCTAACAGGAATGACATTGATTAACTTTAAAAAGTCATCGCCTTCTTCAACAATTTTTTCATAAACTGTTTGTGCAACACTGGGTGTGGCTGAAAAGTTTTGTCCCACTGATGGGTCGCGTGCTTGTACGTTAAAGGCTTGGGCGGTATCAGAAAAGTGCTGATCTAATCGGGTGCGGCCTTGGTTACTTAATGGCATGGTTTATTCCTTTATAAATTTAAATGAGTAATCGAAAATAAATGAGCGGCTAAATACAGGCGCTTAAATCTTTTCCATCACTGTCGTGTTCCCCACCATCAGTGCCTGGTTTCTCTTCTAATGCAGCCGTGAACTTTGTAGTCAAACTGTCTAACGCTGTTTTAAGTTCGGTATATTTGTCATCTTTAACAGGTGTTTCAGGGGCTTTATCTAGCTTTTCTTGAAGCTCTTTAACTTGCTGAGATAGGGCCGTTACTTGTTCTGACAGTCCACTTGTATTAGGTGGTGTCACTGGTGTTTTGTCATCACCAGGGAATGCTGATTTAAATTGTTTGCCTAATGCTTCTAGTTCGATTTGTAGTGCTTTAATTGCTGGTTTACTCATAGTGTCCTCGTCGGAATCTGATTGGCTTTTGAAAAATTTAACGAGGCCAGCAATAAGGCTTTTCTCATCACTGTCATCTTGTGAATCGTCGAAATTATGTGAGACGGCTTCGTAATATTGAGCAACCAAAACACCCGGTTCTTCAACTTGTGTTAAATGCACTTCACTGGTCGCCACTGAGGCAGGGTTATCTGTCGCGCCAAGGCCTGATAAATAAGTTTTTCCTGATTTTCGAAAATCAGGGAATAACTCCATTGATGTGAATATTTTTTGACCTGCCGCGTTAATGCTTTTGTAAATGTCGTTGGCTTCTATTTGTCCAAACAAATCCCAGCCGCCTTCGTCATTCTTTTCAGCGCGTACAGCAACTACTTTTCCGAAGTTGTACCAGCGATTATGGTCAGGCCAAATTAAAGCGGTGTAGAAATTAGGGTCGTAACTTTCAGCGGCTTGTTGAATGTCGGTATCTTTAATGACCCGTCCATCTATCGTGTCGCCACTGCGCCCAAATCTTAACCAAGCTGTTACTTTTTTCTTTGCCATCTCTATAAACCTTTAAACGTGTAAAGCACTTAAAATAAGGTGTTTTCGTTCTGATGTTGAAAATTCTAGGTGTTATTTTGTTGATACTCAACGGCCATTATTCCTAGTAATTCCTATATAAAACAATTCTCAATTAAGGAAGTTTGCATCGCGTTAATTATGAGTTTTTAACACCTAAAATAAGGTCAATCGAAATAATTAGGTGTTGCTAGTGGCTAAAACGTATTCGTCAGAAGTAAAAGAGGCAGCAAAACAGCTTTATATAAAAGGCTGGGCAATACAGGAAATATCCAAAGACACAGGGGTAGAGGCTCGCACGCTTTATAATTGGCGAGATGCAGGCACATGGGATCTATTCGCCCCACCGGACACCGTAGAACAAGCGGTCGCAAGGCGAATTAACATTCTTGTTGAGCGAGAGAATAAAACAACGTTAGAAGTGGACGAGTTAGCCAGGCTAATGACTTCATTTGGTGATTTGCGAATAAACCTGTCTAAAGCCGATAAGTTACAAGCAGAGGCCAAACTCTTATCCAGTGGGGGTTACATACCGCGAGAATTTGAAGAGGGGGAGGGCAAGGTAAAAACACAGGCTCCCTCTAAAAAGAGCCGTAAGAAGAAGATTAAAAACGATATATCAGGCATTACGATTGAAATGCTAGATGATGTACGTAAGAAGCTTTTTTTCCCTTATCAAGAGTTTTGGTACCAACGCAAACTTGATCCAAAAACACGCCGTACTCGTATGTTGCTCAAGTCTCGTCAAATTGGCGCAACCTGGTACTTTGCGTTTGAAGCATTAGATGATGCAATTCGAACGGGTGATAATCAGTTATTTCTTTCCTCTTCACGAGACCAGGCAGAAGTATTTAAGGCTTATATTATTGCCTTTGCGGCAGAGCACTTTGAAATCGAACTTAAAGGTCAAGGCTGTATTGTCCTTTCAAACGGTGCAGAACTCCGCTTTTTATCCACAAACTCTCGCACAGCTAACTCCTATCACGGTCATCTATATTGTGATGAAATATTCTGGATGCCGGATTTTGAAAGGCTCTGGCACATGGCATCGGGTATGTCTTCACATAAGAAGTGGCGACGAACCTTGTTCTCTGTGCCGTCTGCCACCTCTCACCCTGCTTACAATATGTGGAATGGCAACGATTACAACGCTAAATTGGCAGAATCTAAGCGAGTTGAATTCGATGTTAGCCATAAGAACCTTAAAGGGGGTTGGATAGGGCCAGATAGAGTATGGCGTCAAATTGTCACCATAGAAGATGCAGAAGAAGGCGGCTGTGATCTATTCGATATTGAAGAGCTGAGAACAGAAAACAGTGTTCCTGCGTTCGATAATAAATACATGTGCAAATGGATTGATGATGCAAACAGCGTGTTTACCTTAGCCACGCTTTTGAAATGCATGGTCGATTCTGAATCATGGAAAGACTACCACAAGGACGCAGCACTGCCTTTTGGTAACCGCCCTGTCTCAATGGGTTATGACCCTTCACGAACCAGAGATAATGCCAGCCTTGCTGTGTTGTCGATTCCACTTGGTACACAACCTTGGCGATTGCTGAAAAAAGACTCGTTTAAAGGCGTGAACTTTCAATGGCAAGCTAATCGTATAAAAGAAGAAAAAGAAAAACACAATGTTAAGCATATCGGCATCGATGTCACGGGAATTGGTTTGGGGGTGTTTGAATTAGTTGAGCAATTTTATAGCCGTGCAACACCGATCACTTACAGCATACAAACCAAAACAGAGTTGGTCCTTAAAGCCTTAGATTTAATTGAAAACGGTCGGTTTCAATATAGTGCAGGCGATAAAGAAGTGACTCAGGCTTTTATGATGATTACTGAAAAAGTGACTAACTCAGGTCAGATAACCTATAGCGCCAACCGAACTGATGCAACAGGTCATGCGGATATCGCCTGGGCAATTATGCATGCTTTTAACTACGAACCTTTAGCGCCACGTAAAAAAACCACAGTGGCATTTAGTGATTAATCTGGTAGACAACAATTAATAAAAAGTTGAGATATATGAAACCTAAGTCAAAGAAAAATATAGCAAAACAATCAGCATCACACATGTTTGAATTTGGTGCGCCAGAGCCCGTGTTAAATAACAATGTCTCTGAATATTTAGGAGTGTATCTCGATACATTAGGTGACTATTATCGACCGCCAGTCTCGCTGACAGGTCTCTCTGACATTATGAATGCTAACCCTCACCATAACTCAATTTTGCACTTTAAAAAGAACATGGTGCTGCTGTGCTTTAAGCCTTCAGCCTTGATGACCTACAACACACTGCAGCGATTAGCATTGGATTATGTGGTTACTGGGATGATGTATATCCAGAACTTTAAAAATGGCTTTGGAAAGATAGTACGAACAGGGTGGTTACCATCAATTTCGATGAGGCGAGGGCGTGAACCAGGCACGTTTTTTAAGCTTAATAATGATGGGACCAAAACAGAATTTAAACCAGGGGAGGTGATACAGATAATAGAGCCAGATTTAAAACAATCTATCTATGGATTACCTGAATATTTAGGTGGTATTCAGTCGGTATTATTGAGCGAAGAGGCAGGCTTATTTCGTCGTAAATATTATTCAAATGGTGCGCACATGGGCTACATACTTGTCACAAATGATGCTGATTTAGATGAGGACACAGCTAAGAAAATTCAAGAGAAAGTTCAATCATCAAAAGGCCCTGGTAACTTTCGATCGCTTTATCTCAATATTGGTAAATCGAATGCAAAAGAACCGGTACAAATCATCCCAGTAGGTGACATAGGTACCAAAGACGAATTTGAGCGGATAAAAAACATCACTCGCGACGAAATTTTATCTATGCATAGAATGCAGCCTGGCTTATCAGGCATCATGTCAGAAAGTAATGGGGGCTTTGGTGATATTGAAAAGATCATGCGAGTCTATTACAGGCTTGAAGTTTTGCCCCTTCAAAAACCCTTCTTAGAGATAAATCAATATTTAGGTTCGACTGCAGTTACCTTTGTTAAGCCAGACTGGATAGAAGAAGCCCCTTAAAAAAGGGGCTTTAATGCATAATTCAGGCGAAAATAAGATTTTATTGTGCCTTTACTCCTTGTTTTTGCTAAAATATGCAAAAATTAGGGGATATGGACATGCGAGTGATTTGCCCACATTGTGATAGTAAAGCCTTGATTACATCGTCTAATTTACTGTGTGAAACAGTGAAAGATCTATATTGCCAATGCGTAAATACAAAAGCATGTGGCGCGAGTTTTGTTTATAAACTCAGTTATTCCCACGATTTAAACCCACCTCGTACAAGCACCCAACAAATAGCAATCGCCCTAATAAAAAGCCTGCCCCTCGAAGAAAGGCAGGCTATACAAAGGGATATGTTCTCGACTTAATCTTTTTCGTTTAACGCGGTTATCATCTTTCTTTGGGTTGTCAGTAAGCTAAATTCCACACACTTTATTAATGCACTCACCTGTTGACCTGTGACACCTATCTCTTCATCTATCGCATGAGAGACCATCAAACCAAGGCCATCTAAGGCATCAACGCCAAAAGACATCCTGTGCATCTGTTTATGTATTTCATCGTAAGTGGTTGCGTCTAATTCGTTGTCGTTCATGTTAAACACCTCCTGTATTAACAAGACGTTTTTTTAACATGGCAGTGCAAGCTCGATGGCGGCTGTCGCCTTCAATGAGTAAGGTTTTAAATACAGCACCGACTATTTCACCGAGTGCGTTTTTGTGATCGTACTTGAACCATACAAGAGAATTAATTAACCCGGGTAATAGGGTAGGGAGCTGTTGTTTTTGTCGGGTGGTTAAACCACCTAAGGAAAAGGTTGTGCCATTGGGAGTGCATACGAGCAAGGGGTGATGGCTATCGACGTCAACTTTGATGACGTGGGCAATGCCTGTTTTATTGCGAGAAAGGATGCCTGAGGTCGGCAAAAGAGTGTGAGTGTGCTCTGAGCGAGCGATCGCTGTATTCATGATTTAATTCTCTTCTTGAAAAGTTTAAACCACTACTCACGCTTCTAAACATGGGCGGTGGCCATACGCGGGGTTAGAAGACCAGTTCAAGAAGAAAACCTGGTAGGCCGAAGCCTCCCTACGCACAGCCACCATAACACGAACATTATGGCACAAAAAAACCGCAACGCGGCGGAATGTGCGTCTTCTTGAATATTGGAACTTCTAAACTCCAGTGTTGAATTTTGCCAACACCATTAAACGATAAGAGCTAATAAAAACTTTGTCAATAAAATGTTTTCAAATGATGACAAATAAAACATATAAGGTGATAATTTTGGCTAACTAATAAAGGAGTGTAAGCATGGACGGTGGTACGGTACTTATTGTTATTCTTGTTCTTTTAACTATTTCCGGTCTAAGTTTTCGTAGGGCTTTGAAATTAAAAAAAGAAAAAAAACCTCATAGTGAACGCACTGAAATTAATACTTCACTTCAGAAAAAAACAACTGCTTCTTCGCATGGTTTTATCGGACCAAACGCTTCATCAAAATTGAAAACTTGGGATAAAAATGTAGATGAATTATGGAGAGGTTCAATAGAAATTGAATTTGATTATATTAATACAAAAAAAATAACATCAACTAGAAAGGTTGTAATCAATAAATTAATTATAAGCGAAAAATCTGACCTTCTTTTTCGGGGGTTCTGCTTGTTAAGGCAGACAAACCGTACTTTTTTAGTGCAATCAATTGCTTCACACCTTCGATATGATAATAGATTAATTGATCCCTTTTTATTCATTGAAGAAGTGTTAGGTATTGTTATTGATGCAAAGGACTTAATAAAAACGCTTCCATCAATTCATGAAATGCCAGGGTCAATTAGAGCAAGTTCAAAGCTGAACGAACCTTGGCCTACCTTAATCACACCGGATGACTTTAAGCATGCTATCGAAGATTCATTAGCAAAATTTAAAACAGAAATAGATGATATTAAAAGCGACAAAATAGACATTGCTTTCAATGGCTCTCAACTCGAATTATACAAATGTTTTAAAAATGGAAATCGGTATAAACAACCGACAGTGACCGTATTTTATAACGAAAAAAACACCTCACGTAAGTGGAGTGTATCCACTCAAGATGGAAAGGAATCATTTGCTTTAATTGATGATGCTATACAAAAATTAATAGTTTTTGGGCATGATATGAAAAGCACATAAAGTAATATTAAAACTATCCGTTTTTATCAAAAACTACCCGATTAAGGGTAAAAAACTATCCGTTTCACTATAAAGTCTATCCGCTTTGATAGGTGCATAAATGCTTATTTCTTCTTATGGTTTTGTTTCATTTCGATGATGAAGTTTGTTAGAGATTTGATGAAGTGAATGGAAGCGGGTTTTAAATCATCAGATAAGCTGTGAAGTTCATGGTGAAGGTTGTTTATTATCATGATGAACTCTTGGCCAAAGTCCCCTTTAAGGGACCCGATAGGCAGGTCAAGAGCGTTCTCTATCTTGTATGCGATATGGTCCGGCGGCACGTTTTCGCCTAATTCATACTTTTTAACGGTATGAATTGATCTGTTAATTTTCTCCCCTAATTCTCGCCTTGAAATTTTTTTCGCCTTCCTAGCCTCCTGTATAAGATGGCCTGAAATCATTCTATTGCTCGCTCGGCTTTTCTTTAGTCTGGTTCAGTTATTGTAGGTTTTCAGATAGTGGTTGGTAAAGAATCGTACTGGATAATTAATTACCCAATTTTTAGGGTAAATGGGTAGTTATTCCCAAATATTGGGTAGTTGTTCAGGCTGTGGATTGATTGTGCTTTTAGATAAGAGTAAAAAAGCGTTCAGGAAGAAGCACTTAGGATGAAATTTTAAATAGGATTTTAATATGGATACCTCTAATACCACGGCACACCAGCACATCAATCAAGCGGACGCATTACTTCACTTACTTTGTAATGAACAAGCCTTCACCAGCCTTGATACAGCAATGGTAGAAAATACATTGTGGTTGATCTCAGATATTCTTCGACACTTGTCTGAACACATAAACAACCCCAATTTACCCACACCACCTTGTTAATATAGCGTTAACTAAAAAATAACCCCCTAAACACACTGGCTCATTTAAAGTCGTGCATAGTCCAAATTCTTGGGATGTGGGCGGCTTTATCTTCAAACTTTCATTTCTAATTCATTAATATCTCGTCAATTTTTGTTCAGATAATGTTTTCAATTGATGACAAGTAAAGCGGATATAGTAATACTTGCTGAAATTAAAAGTGTAGATAAGGATATTTAATGGAAGATGCAAAGGTTACTTTTTATTCGATAAAGCAATGCGGCTTATATGAGTATGGATCAGCGGAGCGAATTCTTGGCTCATTGCCTCTTTTATTGAATCAACTCAAAGTGTGGGTAAAGCAAGGAAATAAAGGTCTTGATGAGACTTGTACATATGAACCTGAAGAGGACGAAGGGACCTTTTGTTATGATTTGGTTTCTAATGATGTAACAGGAGATTTTTTGCTAACTACTTGGAATAAAACTCCATTGTATGAGGGTGCTGTTGCAGCAGTCGATGCAAAATCAATAGTTGGTAGTGCAAAAGTTGAATTCACTGAGCTGCCTGAAGGAAGAATTCCTGGCTATGCTACTTATTTTTGGTTTGTTCCCGAAAGTGATGTATTTGCAACAATTCAGTTTCAACACAGAATGAATGGTAAGCAAAATTTTGATCATTATATTCGAGGGTTTATTTCAAAGTTTTCTGATTACTCTGTATTTACAGTTGATGGGGCAGGTGATTTGAATCTTGCAGGGTATTCTGAAAATGGTGTTGATAATCCTTTAAATCTTTATCCCTCATTTAACGCTAAAGTTGTTAGAAAGCCTGGTGACTTTGAAGAAATATTGAATCAAAGAAACAGTATTACAAAAGTAATTAGGCACAATACACTTTTACCTGGTGTGGAAGATGCGCAAGATTGGTGGGAAAAATCACTTAGCTTTTTGAAACTATTAGAAAAGCCTGAATTAAAAACAGAAGTGGATATTTCTTATGAGTTTGCTTTCAATCCGTCGGAAGGTGAACTAATCAATATAATAGATAGTTGGAAAGAAAATCATGGGGAGAAGTGGGACGATGTTGGTTTTAAAATAACAGGAAGAAAAAGCCCGTTATGGCTAAGTAACTCGTTAGCAAGGGAAGATTTTCCTTTAGACGTTAAACGAGTCGATCAAGAAATTGTTGATGCGACTAGTATATTGGAGCAACTGACGGATAAACGTGATTCAATATTAGCATTACTTAAATAGGTGTGAATGAACATGAAGCTGCTGTTTGGCATGTTTGCAATCATTATTGTTGGGATTTCTATTGTGTATGGAGGAGGTGTGGCGTTTAGCGAGCAGATGCCAATTTACGACGGTTTGAAAGTTACATCTTCTATTATTTTTGGTGTTATGGGTGCTTGGATTGCTCTTGTTTACCCTTCAAAACTAGCTCTGGTATTTGGTGATAATCCATTCGCAGAGAAGAAGCAGGCTATAGAAGAAATTAAGCTTTTATTTAAGCCAATGATCTATTCGACTATGATTCTTATTGTGATTATTTTTATGTCTTTTTTCGTACCTCTGGCTAGGCAAATAGTATATTTACAACAATATAAAGAGTGCTTTAGGGCATTGAGCTTTGGTTTTTTAGCGTTTCTTAGTTTACTGCAACTTTGGTCATTAGTTTTAACTTTAATCCCAGGGGCTACGTTAAAAAGAGATGTTGATTCTGTGCATGAGCGTGGTGAAATGATTGATAGAATGAAGCCAACAAGAAAGGATAAGAAATAATAGAATTAATCCCCTACGGATTAATTCTTACCCTTCTTCTTAAATAATCAACTTCATCTTGGCTTAAAAATACAGCCTCTCTATTACCCTTCACTGTTTCAACCGGAAACATGGCACGACATGATGGTGCCGTGTTACCTAGGGTTGCACCAGACCATGTTATGCCAAGATTTTTATATACATCCCTCGCACAGTGCCAGATGTTTCCATCTGGCGTCCTGTGGGTTCTGACATCATTTAATTGCTTGCTCATTTATTTACTTTCTTGAGCTGAAGTAGTGGCTTTCTCGTTTTTGAATTGATTGATCGCATAAACAATTTGTTCAATTTCCGGCTTTTTAATGATTGAAGAAAAGGGTGTTAACTTATGCGCAATTCTTCCAAATGTTTCAAAATCGATGCCGAGGTTTTCTTTAAGCGGTGTGTCGTAATCTTCACCGCCATCAATAATGGCATCGGCTTGTTTAGGTGTAAGGCCCAGGACTTGCTCTGCTAATAGTTGCACTCTGTATTTGTTCATTTTGTTAGGTCTCCACCTTTGATTTTACTAACCCCAAACAACGACGTGAAAGGGGTTATTTAAATTTGTTTTTAATAACGTTTTTTATAACGATTCATGACATGAAGTGAAGACCATTCCTCCTCCAGTTTAGAAAAGGCTTCTCTGCCTCCTTCAAACATAATGTGAGGTTCTTCATTGATAATAAGGCGACCAGAAATTACAGTGAGTGCTGCTTGCATGTTGATAGGATCAAGCAAGCGTAGATCTGATAATTCTAGCTGAAAGTTATAGTCGTTATAGGCTGCTAACAAGACCTGTGCCGCCGCTTTTGATGAACCTATATCTCGATTGGCAAGTTGTACTAATGTCGTGATTGCCTTGGTGTATTCGCTTTCTGTGATTTCTAATTGAAGTAACATGTGTAATTCCTTTTATTTATTCTGCGTTTGATAGCTCAAATTTAATGCCGTTTTCGTATTCATATGCATTAATTTTTCGTTTTAAAGCATCTAGTTTTTCTTCTAGGTTTGTTGCGTTTTCTAGTTCATTTCTCATCGACATAGCAACAATTTGCATACCATTTACTTTCTCACCAAAAGATGTGAAAGGTGGCTTTTCACCATCGTATTCAATGACTAAGGTTTGAACTTTAAGCATGGCTAACTTCCTTTTCAGTCATGGCTTCTCTGTATTCGGAACCTAAAATTTCTGTCATGTTCTCGTTGAGTTTTACGCTCGTTTCGACGTAAAAAATATTGTTACGCATTTTCCAAGCGATTCCTGAAAACAACAAATTACCCCAATCAGTTCCCATAGCCGTCAATAAATCATCAGTGCAGGTTTGATACAGATTTGGCTTCAGTGTGCTGTATTTTTCTTGTAGTACTTCAAGTCTTGGCTTTAGGATTTTATCCTTAACGCTGGCGCGAATATTACTAATCATTTGATTTTGCTTTCTAGGGATTCTCCATAGCTCCTTATCTTCGCGTGTTTCATAGTTGTTAAGTAAAAACCCATGGAAACGATGGCCTGTTACGCTAAAACCGATGGCAGGCTCTGCATCAAAGTGTGCAGCAAACTCTTGCATTTCCTTAAGTAAAATATCTGAGCTTTTCTTAAATTCGTTCCAGGCAGTTGGCACGATGTCGTTAGCAGATTTATAAAATGACATTTTAATTTCCTTTTTTAGTTGGTTTCTATCGGTTAAATATCCAGCAGCGAATGGTTCGCTCTTCTAGACGGGATCGGATGGGTTTGTTTTCTACGTACTCACGGTTTTTACTAGTGGTGAGCTGGCGGCGTAATTCTTTAGGGTCCATAAATGGCAGGTTATGCACTTTGCATTTACTGTGAAAGTGTTCCAGATTTATGGCGATTTGTTGATCAAATGTTGTTGAGTGGTTCATCTGATTTGTAACGGCTAAATTGTAACCAGCACTTTCAGATTTCGAATCTAAATAGTCGAATTGTGACCAGAACTGCTGAACAATTTGGCTGTCTTCATTGAGTGACTGTTGACGATGTGTTGCCATGTTTTCTAGCATTGCATGTACGCTGTTAACGTCGTTTTCAGTGATTTCTGGATAAAGCACTTGTAAACAGTCAGCAAAGGCCATTATTTTGGCGTGGTTATCTACAATACGATTTAACTTGATGTCAGCGTTTTGGCTTAAATTACTTTGGTGATAAGAAAAGCGCTGTTTAAATGCTTTAATGATTTGTTCAGAGTTACTGACAGAGTGAAGAATAAAGCCGTTTACATCTGAGATGGGCATTCTATTAAGTCTGCCAGCGGCTTCATAACCTTGTGGGCTGTGGTGGCTAGTGTCGAAATTCAGATGGGTAATACGCGTCATAATGGCTTCAGATGCCATGACAGAGATGTTCTGTACAATCATTAATCCACCTTTGAATCTAGGTTTCTTAGTGCTGTTATCTTGAGATTTAATACCTGTTACTCGACCGAATTCCCCTTCAAATAAGTCTTTTTGTTCATCCCAGTTAAACCGTTTTACGTGATTGTTTTTTTCATCATTTTCATTGTCTGTTTCATTAAAAACGATAGGCATGTTTGATACTTCGGACATTTTACGAGTACGGCCAGCAATGGTTGAAGAGTTAGGGTTAAAAGACTCTCCATCCTTGCCATAGAGTTTCCACATAAAATCAACCAGGCTAGATTTACCTGAAGCCGCTTCACCCACTAATTCAAAAAAAGGCCAGCTGCTGTATTCGTCTCTTACTTGTTCTACAAATAAACAACCAAACCACCATGACAGGGCAACTAAGCCCTTTGTACCAAATGCTGTTTTAAAATCATTTACCCATGCTTGGTTTGTTTTTTCAGAAAGTGTTTGTTTGATATCTACTGTGGTTTTGATGCCTTGCTTTTTTAATTCAAAAAACGACTGACTGTTTAATTTATGAATCTTTCGCCCTTCAACCGCATAGTTGTTAAATACATAGCTTTTGCTGGGTTTGTCATAGCCGACAAAGTCTAATGTGCGAACTTCTTTTATGTTGTAACGAGTCCATTCTCTATATAGCCAATCAAGGTCAGCAGCAGAGCCTGTAAATAATGCGCCTGGTATACGCATGGCTGATTTTTTAAAGTCGCTGGCAGCACTAATTGTTTTATGAGTAAACGCAATCTGACGTTCTTGACCGTGGTTTGCGAGCATGAAGCGGAAAAAGTATTGTCCATCTTCACCATTGTCAGGTTGCTGGAAGTAAAGGTAATCAATGCCAAAGGTGGCAATTTCTTTTAATTTTACTGAATGGGCGAAGGCGGTTTTATCTGCTTCTATACGTATTTTGTCAGTGGCTTTTTTAACGAGTTCTTCAACGTCCTTTTGAGTGATGCCCATTGCGTCTAGGCCTTCTTTAGCAGCCCAATATGCCAATGTAGCTTTACCATGCTCTTCCTTATTGACGCTGGCTGAGTAGGTTCTATTTTTAAATGAGAAAATAAAGTGGCTGCGCTCTTGGTTGTGCTGCCACATAAGCTGTGCTTTTTCATTAGCACTTTGAGCAAGGGCTAAACTGCCAAGGTGACGATATTTAATGAGGTCTTTTTCAGTAAGTTTATTTACACGGTGTAAGTCATTCCAATCTGACTTTTTATCGTTATCGCTAGATAATGCTGCAGCAACATTTTCTCCTAATTCACGTAATGTATAGCTGTGTTTATTTAATGCCTTACGGCCTGCTTTATCGTTATCTGTTGCAATAGTCCAAGTAATGTCTTTTTTCAAAAATGGCTTTATGGACTCGCTTGGCCATGTGCCGGATGACATGATTGCAACGGCTTTAATACCATTCTGATTAAGTGCAATGGCATCAAAAATACCTTCTACTAACCAAACTTCGTCGCCTTGATTAATAATTAGGTTTGATGGTTTCCACCAATAGCCTTTGAAGGAACCTTTGAAGTTTTTATTACGGGTTTCTTTACTACCGTCTTCACTGGTAATGGTTACGTCTTCAATTAAACGCTCCCACATCATGGTTTTAGCGTCGTCTAAATAGAATTGAACGGTCGCTGTACCGCGATCGCTATGTGGGTGCCAATATTTACTTTGTTCAAATTGCCCACTTAATTGTGAAAGCTCAAAACCACGAATAAGCGAAAGATATGCTTTGGCTGTGGCATTAGGGTCTTGCTGTGTCGGTGGATACTTTTCATTAAGCTTTTCAAACAAATCTGGAAATATTGAAATAGTGGGCTCTGAATAACCGCATTTTGTAATGCGATCACATTGAATATTCCCTGGGTTACTTAACCAAGTCCAAAGGCTTTTTTTATCGCAGTCGGGGCAATATCCGCGTAAATATTCACCTTGCTCAGTCATTCTAAAGTCGTGCTGCAGGCGATTTACTATTTGTGGTGTTAGGTCTTGTCTTTGCATTGCATCGGCCTTGTGCATTATGAATATCGGCTTTGTGTTCGGGTAACTTGTGTGGTCCTTGCTGTGCGAGGAGGACGAAGTTTGATGTTTCCAGATGTTGAATTAAGCACTATGGCAATAATCAAGCACTTCACTGTGATGTGATGTTTTTGACGAATTTCGACTTTAACTAGCCCCATTGCTATGGCTGTAGAGACAATTTCAGCTGCGCAATGGCAATCAAGTTTTTTTGAAATGCTTTCTAGGTGCTTTCCTACTGTGCTTTGTGTTCTGAAAATTTTGAGTGCAATTTGTTTTTGCAGATACCCTTCACATAAATAACGCAAAACAACACCTTCCTTGGTTGTTAATGGTCCTTGGTAAATGATGCTTGCGTGTATTTTCTTCATTTTATTCGCCGTATTTATTAGGTGTTTATCCAATAGTTAGGTGGTCATTTTTAACTAAAATTGAATGATGATTAAGCGGCTATTCAACGACTTGATTGCCTCTTATTTTGACACCAAAACGAGCTTTTAGACCCTCGTTAAAAATTAGGCGAATAAGGTCTCCTTGGCGTAGGTTTTCTTGACTGCAAAGCTCTGTAACCTTTGTTTTTACTGACTCGCTGTGTCTGAAACCAAGCTGCTCTGAAAGGTTGCTAGGATTATTTTGAGAATGACTTTGAGAGTTGTTTTTAGACATTATTATTTCCTGTTATACTTTGTTTTCAAATGAGGTTAAGTGATGACAAATGAAAATTTAACACCTAAAAAATGGATAGGCAAGAAAAAAGAAGGTGAAATATATCGTTTTCAACTTCTCCTTGCTGACCTTGATATAAAACCTGAGGATATTCAAAGAGATACGGGTGTAACGGTGCGAACTATTACGAACAGTATTTATGAAGGAAAACCCCTTGGTTCGAAATTATTACGTGAAGTACACGCAAAATATGGAGTTTCAATTGATTGGCTATTGAGCGGAGTGGGGAAAATGTATGTGCAGCCTGCGTCAAATACGCCTGAAATAATTCAGGATTACGGCTCATCGGACCCGCGCCTTAATAATGTAGTCGGTCTTGTTAATGAGTTTATGGCGAATGCAGGGGATGATGAAAAAGCGTGGTTAGAAACTCAAATGAAATTCAATATTGCTCAGTACAAGCAATATTTAGGTGATAACGACAATTAATAGCACCTTTAAAAAGGTGTTATCACCTATTGTTTTCTAGGAGGCATAGAGGGAATAGCGTAACAAATGTAACATTTTCATTAGACTCTCATTTTCTCTTTTACTTTCAATGGGTTAGAGAATTTAAAAAATGTAACATTTTTGTGATATCGCGTAACACAGTTATAGAGCGAAATAGGCTGCATCCCTTGTGTTGTAAGGCTTTGAGACATGTTACACCTAGGGTGAATTAATGTAATTTTAGTGTGATACATAAGTGTAATTCTGTTACATGAAAATTACGCAAATGTTACATTTTTTTAGGTACTTGAAATGGCTCTAACCTACTGATAATAAAGAATATATTAAATTATTTTTTATATTGTTACATTTGTTACGGTATTCCCTCTATGACCCTGAGATATTGAACTCCTTCACTCTGTATATATCAACATCCGCTTAAAAAGGATCGTAAGTGACTGTATCTAAACAAAAAAGTGGTAAATGGCTGTGTAGAATTGATAAAAAGGGCATTGCTCGAAAAAGTAAGTTGTTCGACACTAAGTCAGAGGCTGAGATTTTCGAACGTGAGTATCTATTTGGTATCAAACGGCCTGAAATTAAAGTTAATGACCCTCGCACGCTAAT